ATTCAACCATATCAGAGCTTTAGCTGATTTGGAATGGAATGGTAAAATAACACTGACACATTTAAGGGAAAGAGTAAATGAAATAATATCAGTAATAAGTGAAAAGGAGAGCAAATGATAAAGTTTGAAATAACACTGCCAAAGAAAGAGGGATTAAAAGACTGGGAGATTGACAGTCTTGCTGATTTTTTCCAAGACATAAATAGATATGATATTGAAGGATTGCTTGAGGGCTGTAGAATAACATCACAAGGCTCACCAAAATATCCTCTGAAAATAAAAATAAAAAGGAGCAAATAATGAAACCAATAGATATAGATGCTGATTGTCAATTCTTAAAAGATGCAAAGACAAATAACCAGATGGCTATGTGGAACTTAATAACATCGAGGAGTGCTGTTAAGCTATGGACAAAGGGAATCAAACCAAATAGGCATTGGAAAATAACAGATGTAAAGCGATATTTTGGAATGAATGGAAATGCTGAAACATTATTAACAAAGCTAGAAACATTACTAACAGTGTTAAGGGAGGGCGAATAATGGACACAACAATATCAGAAGTATATAAAGAATACATTGAAGGCGGTATGTCTGAAGAGAAGGCTGCCAAGATTTGTCTTGGAGTGATGACAATGGGAATCTTTGATGCAATTGAAGAACCAATGAGAACAGATATGGTGAATGATTTTATTAACAAACAGAAATGTGAGAGCCAATAACTGGTCCTCCTGTAATGTAATTCCGATGGCAATGCTAGGGGTATTTACAGGGAGAATAAGTCCTGGAGAAGGTTAACCGTAAACGATTCGTACCAGCAGGCAAAGGAATATGTGAGGCTCTCACAGAACTAAATAAAAAAGGAGTAACAAAATGAGTAATACATTGTATGCACGGCATAAAGTTGGGCAATTTATAATGAGCAGGGCAGGATTTAGCTTTATGGAGCTTCCTGATAGCAACACAATAAATGACTGGGTAGAAGAAGGTATGACGAAAGAACAAGTAGATGAAATAATTCCAGACTTAGCTTGGGAAATATTAGACAATTCTGGAATGGATAGAGATACAGTGGATAGATTATGCTATCCAGACGAATTTGACAACGAATAAACAACAAAAAAGGAGTAACAAATGAAAGTTTTTCAACAACTAAGAGATGCAATAAATGAATGGGAGAAAAGCAGAGATACCATTCTTAAGATTGCAGCAAAACTAGACTGCTCAGAGAGTGAGATAATGGGCAAGATTCAGCAATTACAAAATGCAAGACCTGCCAATGACCTTAATGCTATCAATGACAGACTTGACAATCTAATGGACTCGCTTGGTGATGCATTAAGCAGAGCTGAAGATGTAGATAGCTCTGTTAGCAACGCCTTTAATGAGATGGAGTATGTAGATGCAAATGACGCTGTGGCAGCAATTCAGGACATTGAGAGTGAGTTTGATGACTTTCGTAGAAGCATCAGGAGAGAACTTAATGGTGAAACTGAATAGTGTGGGCTATTGAGGTGCTGTTTATTGCTTGGGTTGTGTGTGTTGTAATAAGCAGTCTTAGAAGATAAATGTTGTGGGGGCTGATGTAATGCACATTGCATAGCAATAGATGTTTTCAGCCCTTACAAACTAAATGTGAGAGTCAATAACTGGTCCTGTAAGTCCTGGAGAAGGTTAACCGTAAACGATTCGTACCAGCAGGCAAAGGAATATGTTATATAAAACAGGTAGAGCTGATGGCTCTCACACAACAGAAAGGAGTAAATATGAATAAAGAAGACTTAAATAGACTAATTAGGTGGACTGTTGATACTGATGGAGTTAAGTTCGCCAAAGAAATATATCAGAGAGAAGAGCCTGATGAATATACAAGAGATAAGTTTAGAGGTATGCAAACAAATCTTATACACTGGATAGCAAACCTTGATAGTAATAATAGGCAAAGATTGTCAGATGCAATTAACAGAATGGAGGAAAGATAATGAGTGAAGTTATACTAAGAGTAACAAATGAAATGGTCAGAGAGTGGCTAGGCACATCAAATCAGTTAAACGAAGCCATTGATGTTATACAAGCAATAGCCAATGGGCAATATACTGTAGATGCACTTAACCAAGATATTGTAGAATATTTTAGTGAAGATATAATAAGATTAAGGAGTAAATAATGAGCAAAGATAAATGTGGATATAATTTAGATGATTTGGTGGTAGATGCCTGTGAATCATTTGATAATGATTATGATTGGGGTGAAGATGGAGATAATTATGATGCTGAAGATATAATGCACGAGGTAGCAGATAATTCTGTTCCAATATATTATTATGATATAGGTCAATACGCAGCACATAACAGCTGGCTTATGACTGAAAAGCCTGAAACAAATTCTGAGGGAAATGCACACGACCAAATACAAGCAAATATATATGAATATGTATTAAATGGTTTATATGAACATAAACAGGAGAGTGAAGATGATTAATATATGCAGACTTAAAATTGATAAAAAGGGGAGAATTACCCTACCAAGAACACTG